CGCGTATAATTCCCTCAGATATATCTGGTGTATTTCCTGTTAAAACAGAGCCTGCTCCATTAGATAAGTCAGATGTTCGTTTAAAAGAACCGTTGGATCCATTTATTGTTGGAACATCTAAACGTTGTAAAAAAGTTAAAGAGTTTGATAATGATCATGTTGATTTGGCAGTAGAACATTTACAAAATAAATTACTTCAGAATATAACACCAATTAGAGCTATAACAGAGATATCAGTTACACAAGCTATAGAAGGATTTGATTTACCAGGTTATGAGAAATTGACATTGACAACTTCTGAGGGATATCCTTGGATTAAACATAGACCAGTAAATTCTTCAGATAAATCTTGGATGTTTAATATTGCACAATATGAAAATGGAAGTATAAAAGTAAATGGAATTTTTGGTCCGTTATTGGAAACATTGAAATTAAAAGAATCAATGCGTAAAAGAAAAGTAGTTCCTTGTTCTTATTTTACAGCTTCTTTAAAGGATTCCCGTATATTAATAGAAAAATGTAGTGATCCAGGAAAAACTCGTATTTTTGAAATTTCTCCAGTAGACTTATCTATAGCTCAAAGACAACATTATCTAGATTTTATTGCTTCTTATCAAAATGCTAGATTTAAAGCTGAAAATACAATAGGAATAAATCCAGATGGTCCAGAATGGTCAAATTTGGTAAATTTGTTACATACTAAATCAGATAAAATATTAACCGCAGATTATTCTGGTTATGGTCCAAGATTGAATCAGACTCTTTTATTAAAAGCTTATGATATAACAATAGCCTGGTATGATAAATATTTTCCTGATATGACTAAGGAATCAAGAAATTGTAAATTAGCTTTGGCACATGAGATTACTCATGGTCTTCATATAGCTCATGATCTTGTTTTTCGTCCCACTTCTGGTCTTCCTTCTGGAAATTGTGAAACTGTAGAAAAGAATAGTATGGTTAATTCTTTATATATTAGAATAGCTTATCTTGGTTTAGCTTCTGTACATATGCCTCGATATAAGACATTAGATTGGTTTGATCATTTTGTTGTTTTACTTCATAATGGGGATGATTTGATTATGTCCGTAGATGATACTATAATTTCTTGGTTTAATAATGAAACTTTAATAGATTATTTTCAATTTTATGATATTAAGATGACGGATGCGATGAAGTCTGGGAAAGTGAGACCATATTGTAGTATAGAAGAAGCATCTTATTTGAAAAGAACATTTATTAAACATCCAACACGTAATGGAGAGTGGTTAGCTCCTTTGGATTCTGCCTCTGTTCGTGATGCTGCCAATTGGATTTGGAAAAGTCCAAATTCTTTAATGGCATCTTTTCAAAATAGCGAATCATCTTGTCGCTTAGCCTATACCCATGGTCCTGATTATTACAAGCATCATTGTTCTGTAATACAAAAGGCTTGGGAAATAAGAGGCCATGTATTCCATTTTCCATCTTGGGATACATTAGATGTTATGGTTTGGGATGGAGTAGATGGTCCCACTTTCCATTATTTTTAATTCAATAGAAACTACTTTAGATATAGTAATAAGTTTATTCACATTATTACTAATATTTGTTTTATTGATTTTATTTTTTATGTGTTATAGAATATATAGACGTAGAAATTTTTCACCTTTAATCAACTCGGGTGAAGTTTATAATACTTGTGAATATATAGAGTTGAATTAGAACTTAAATAGATTTGTACTTTTAAGATTTCATTTTTTATGTTAGG